GTTTTCTGTTTTTTATCCATTTTTTAGTTCTCACTCCTAATTATATCTACTTTTGGCATCATTTGGTCTGAACTTGGTAAAGTTTTTCCTAAAACTGTCTTTTGAATTGACGTATTAGCTCTTAAATTTGCTAATTCTTCGTTTTGTTCTAGTTTTTCTTCTTGATTTTCTTGTGCCATCATAGCTTTCATCTTATCAAGGTTTATTCTGTCTTCACCTTCCTTCTCTTTTCTAGCATTTTCTTGTGCTCGAAGGTCTAATTCTCTTGATCTTAGACTAGCGATAGGGTCATTATCAAATTGTGAAGTAATTTTCTTCTCTTCCTTCATAAAATCTTCCATCATTTCAGCAATCAGTTGAGCTTTTCTCGCTTCAATCTTTTGTGTTAACTGCATGACTTGCATTTGTATCTGTTGAGCCATCATCGGATTAGCTTGTGCCTGCATTTGCATTTGTTGTAACTGCATTAACTCATCTCTAAATTCTAACTCGACTTGTTCTTGTGACATCAAACTAATATGTTCAAAAATATTTTTCTCTAAACTTGCCATAACCATCGGATTATTTCTAGCCATATTAGTTGCCATAAAATTTAAATGAGCTGTAATGTGTGATCTATGATCTTGACCTGGAAACGCTTGAAACTGTCCACCACCTAAAGCTTGTATGTGTTCTAAAGCAGGATCCATTGGTTGTGGTGGTTGTGGTCTTACTAATATTTGATCAATATTTTTTACACCTAATGCTTCGTACATATTTCTGTACGCTTGATACATGTTGTGCATTTGTGGATTAGATTGTGCCAGCTGCAGTTCTGATTGCGCGAGGGATATACGCTGTGTTTGTGAAAAAATGTTGGGGTCAGCAACTGGCAATATATCTACTCTATCATCAAAGTCGGATTGTTTAATCATTCTTTGACCCCCAACTACATCATACGGATACTCTTGAGGTAGATATAACTTGAATACTCTAGCCATAATTCTAAATTCATTTTTTAAAGCAGAGTAAATTCTTTTGTGAATCGCCGACATTGTTCTTGATCCACGTTCTAATAATGCAACTGTAGTTCCAACTGCAGCATTTTGATTGCCTTCTCCAACTTGCATATCAGCAATAGATGCAAATCTTTGTCCTGCTGAAACCACAACACCCATCAATGATAGTAATGTTTGTGATGGTTCTTTAAACGGAAGCATCATGAAAGAATCTCTTAGGTTACCACCTGGTGCATCTACATCTCTAAATTCACCTGGCTGTATTGATTGTGCATCATCCCTGATTCTGATACCACGCATCTTGAATCCGGCAGGTAGATTAGATAAAGTTCCTGCGTCTAGCAATTGTCTTAATGCAGCTGTAGCTGTTCTTGATAATCCACCGATCATGTGAATTAAACCAAAACCATAAAAACCTAAACCCGGTAAAAATTTAAAGTGTACAAAATATTGTATTTTATTTTTATTCGGATCACCTATTTCATAGTTTCTTTTGATAGATAATATTTCTCTTGATGCTTCTTCAAGAGTTACTATATATGGAATCTTAATTCCTGACGGCTCACCATTTTGATCTGTATGTTCAAAACCTTCTAAATCTAAATCAACATGACATTCTAACAAAGTATAAACATCTTCGTTTGAAGTTTTAGAAACTCCTTCGAGTTCTCTTTCTTTTTGTTCAACATCAGTTTCTTTGTCCGCAGGTTTTCCAATTTCAATGTCTCTATAGAAACCAGCGACTTGTTGTTTTCTTAAATCGTTTTCTGAAATTTTTACACGATGAATAATTGCTTCCGCATCATCTAATGAGGTAGCTGTGTACGGAACAATTAAATCATCTGCTGGAACAAACTTTGATACTGCTCTTTGTTCCATTTCATCGTAGTAAACTTTTTTAAATGTACTACCTGAAAGTGGTAAATGAAATAACATAGAGTCAAACTCAGGTTCGTATTCTTTCATCTTCTCCATGATTTCATAATTCATATAATCTCTAACACGTTCTGCTTGACTTGTTTTTTCAGCAGACGGTGCTCCTATAATTTGTGTTCTAACGGGTCCGTTAGCCGGTAATAATTCTTTGTATGCTAATGCTTGAAACTGTGTAACTGCTTCAGCTAAAACTGGGTGAGTTGCACCTGATGCACCTGAGAAAGGTTCTGTTCTATTGTCGTATTTAAAACCTAAAAGGTCTAAACCTTTTGTGTAAGTTTGCTCCCAATCTTTCCTTGAAGAAGTGTAGTCTTGGTATTTTGAATTTAAGTCTGATGCTAATCTTCCTAATACATCATCAGGTAAAAAATCTGCTAAGTTTGCATAATGCTCATCACCACCTTCAGGTGATGCAGCTTGTGGATCTAAGTCAATGTCTACTGATCCATCTTCATTTTCTTGTACTTCTACAGGACCAGGAGCCTCTTGTTGCTCTTCAATTGTCTCTACTACCTGCTCTTGTATTTCTTCTTCACCTGGAACTTCAAATGTTTTTCTTGGTTCGTTTGGAAGCGATTTGTCTGTTGCCATTTATTTTCTCCGTAAGTTTTACTTGTTTAACAGTATTATAGGATAAATTCAAGCCCTGAGGCATGGGCCCTGACTTTGGTGGTGGGCCACTCTTTTTACCTTTTGAATACATTACTTCTTTCTTTTACTTGGATCTTTAAGTCCATCTGCGAAACCAACACGACCACCTACTGAATATAATCCAAATAGTCTAAGTATTTCTGCAATACCTTCATATCCAATTTCAGCCCCCATTAATTTTGGATTTTCTAAAATAGCTTCTAGAGTTGAGCCTTTGTATTTTTTACCTAAACTTTTTAGACCACCTGCTAGATAACCTCTACCTAAATTTTGTCTAGATACTATACCTCCATCTTCAAAACCTTTTAATAATTTAAATGGTCCAGGTAATTTACTTCCTAATTGAAGTAAATCAGACTTAGGTATTTTTATATTTAAATCTTTTATCTGATCCATCAGACTTTTTTGAGTAAGTGTTTCTAGTTTCTGAGCTTGTCCTGTTTTACCTGCTAAAGATTTTGAATCATCAACACCAACTCTTGTAACATTCATTCTAATAGGTGTTCCATATTCATCTATGATAGGATCTAATCTATTGAATCCGATATAATTTTGATACTTTTTAGGAAGTCTTAGTTTTACACTTTCAATTATTTGTCCTGCTTGATTATTTAATTCATCAACTCTATTTAGATATCCAGGTTCTTGATTGTTTAATTGATTACTAATTGCGTCCGCGATGTCATTTAATTTTGTATTGTATGGAGCTAGTTTAGAATTCATCTGCTTATTAATAAATGCTACGTCTTTCGTAGTTAAATCTACTTCTCCACCTATAGGCATAATGTGGTGAAAAGGAATCTCATCTGTTCCTGTAAATTTTTTACCACCTTGTACAATATCTAATCTTCTTTTTCTTTTTTCTTTTACAATATTTGGATCACCTTTTTTAAATTTTAAATTTAAATCTTTAGTTAAAAAATTATTTATTCTTTCTACTCTACTTACATCTGCTACGGAACTTGAGCCAAAGTATTTTTCAGCAAGTTGAGGATTAGTTAATCCTTTTTCTCCTAACTTACCAGAATATTTTTCTTTTAAATCTTTTATATAATTTTCTTCCATTTTTTTATTAGGCCACCTAATACCTACTACATCTCTACCTTTAGTTTTGGCCTCTTTACCTTTACCTCTAATTTTAGTTTCTATAATAGGTAAATCAGAAGTTCTTTTTTTGTATAATTCTTTTCTTTTTTCTGCAGCTTTAACTGCAGATTCTTCTGCAGTTTGTAATTTTAGTTCTGGAAAATTTCTTTCTACTTGTCCCCTTACTGTAGCCGGAGCTACATTAAATTTTTTACCTAACTCGTATGTATTAATAACTGACCCAGGTTTTAAAGTAGATAAATATTCTGCGACTCCACCTTTGGAAAATTCTTCTCTGTTTATAGTGCCAATACCTTCAGGTACAACATCACGTAGTCTTTGTTTTTGTGCTCTGTCTTGAAAATAAAATTGTAATTCTTTAACAGTGTCAGCTGCTTCTTGCATAGAGAAAGTTCCTGCATCAACACCTTTTTTTGCAAAAGCATTTAACCTATCTGCGATGTCAGCTGTCGGTAAAGTATTATTATGATATGCTAAAACAAATATCTCAGCATCATTTCTAAAATCATTTATATTATAATCTGGCATTGGATTTTTTGTAGTAGTGTCTACTTGCATAGACTTCGGTGGCTTTACTATTTTTTCTGTGCCATCAGCTAAATTAGCACGACCGCCTGGACGAGTTAGATAGGCCATCATCTGTTCATATTCGCCTATCTTCATTACATCCCCATCAAATAATTTAGTCCGCCCTCTGCGTTTGGTTTTCTATCTTCTGGATCAAACTTTTTTAAAATATCTTCTTGTTCTGCTTCTTCCATTAAATCTAACATCTCTTTATCTGTTAATCCTTTTGATGGATTCTTAGGCACAGGAATATCAAACAAACCTTCTATTTCTAACATCTGATCCATATCTTTCATACCACCACCTCTTGCATCTATTTCTATCATTTCTTCTGCAAGATTTTTAACATCACCTATTGCTTCACCAAAAGTATCGGTAAACGCATCTATTGGATCTTTCTTACCGATCTCAATTCCTTTTCTAGTTAAAATTTTTCTAGCTAATGCTCTAGTGATTCCTGTTACCGGATCCAAACCACCTCCGGTTCTAAATGGATTCTTTAAGCTTTCAAGCCCTGGAGCCTGATCCGGTGTATCTTGTTTTTTTGTAAAAGGAACTACGTCACCTTGTTTCTTGGTGCCTGGTTCCTGCTTCTTGCCTCTTGAGAATACTCTCTCAATTTGTTTTTTAAGCAATGGTGTTACTTCACCAAATTCATTCTTAGCAAATTTAAAAGCATCTTCTATTTTTTTGATGCCACCAGTTCTAACTAAGTTTCCAAGTGATAATAAAAATTGTGCAAGTTTACCCATTAATAATACGTCCTCTGTTTCTGTGGCAGCTCTTCATCCTGATAGTCTTCAGGGTGTTGTATCAAACCACCTTGTCTGAATCTCATCACAGCTTGAGTCATAGAGTCGACCAAGTCATCATGGTCGCCATATGGAAACGCTGCACATTCTTCAATGACTTCTTGTGCAAATTCCATTTCTTTAGGAGCATATATTCTCCCGGACTCAAACAGTGGAGAAACACTGTTAACTCTAGTATGTTTATCATTTCCTTTGCTTGGTGTAAAGTTTAAAACTGGGATTCCCATTTTTCTAAGTTCATATGTCAAAGGTAGCCCAGATGCCTTAGATTCTATGACTACGGTCTCAGGATTCCAGTATCCGTATTGATCTAGTGCAATACGTCTTAGTTCAGGAAACTCGTATCTGCCTTTCAAAGCGTCAACTAATATCAAACAAGGACCACTATCCTCATCAGGTGTAAAGACTCCCCATGTGGTTATAGCAGAATAATCGGCAGAAGATTTTTTCATAAACGCTGTATCATAAGATTGTATCACATGTTCTAGTGGTGGTATGTCTCCTTCCCAATCTTGCCACCATTCTCTTTTGATCAAAGCTCCCTCTTCGCCGGTAGGATTCTGCATATATTGTGCGTTCCATTTTGAAAGTGGAATAGATGCCTTGACCGCTTCTAAATCTTTTATGTTCCAATATTCAGGCCATAATGGTTTGCCAGTTGGCATGATGGCAGGAAACTCTATGACTTCCCATTGGTCAGCTTTAGGTTCTTTTTGTGCAGAGATCAAACGACCTGCAAGATCTTTTTGATTCCATCGTGTCATTACAATTACGATCGTTCCACCAGGTTGCAAACGCTGACGTGGACCTGATGTATACCACTCGTAAGTTCTCTCAAGAGCTTGTGAATTCATTGCATCTTGTTCAGTATGTGGGTCATCAATAATTAGGAGATCGGCACCACGACCTGTAATTGCAGATCCAACACCAGCAGCATAATATTCACCACCTTGTTGTGTTTCCCATTTACCTGCAGCCTGACTATCTTCTTTTAATCTTGTTTTAAATACTTGTTGATATTCTGGTGAGTCAATTAATTGTTTTGCTTTACGTCCAAACCTTACAGATAATTCTGTTGTGTTTGTAGATTGAATAATTTTTAATTTAGGATTACGACCTACCATCCATGCTGGCAACAAGTATGATGCAAACTCAGACTTAGTATGTCTTGGTGCCATATTAATAATAACACGTTTTATTTTTCCAGAAGCAATATCATTAAATTTTTTTGCTACTTTTCTATGGTGAGATCCTTCCACAAAATCAGGCCACACGTGTTTTACAAAAGACATGAAGTCTTCTCTTATCTTAGACTCCTTTTTCTTTTGTCCATATTTGTTTGCTAGTAATGCAAACTCTCGTCTTACGTCAGGTGGTAGTTTATCTAAATGTTTTAATTTCTCTGTATCCATAATGCATTCGAAAAAATTTTGCGCAAAATTTTTTGAGATATGTTTTAAAAACTTCAAAAGTATTTCGGCTCTACGAATGTATAAAACTTAGCATAAATGTCAAATATTGGGACCCCTTTTTTACAAAAGGTGATTAACTAAAATAAAAAATTGCAAATTTTGGATGGGCCCTGGTACCTCTACAGTCTGATGAGGTACCAGGGGAAAGGTAGCTCTAATCTAATAGAACCATATATGCCTCAGCATTGTTCTTTCTAAACCAATTGAGATCGGCTCGTACCTTGTCCCAAAGTTTAGAAGCACCGTAGCCAAGTTGTTTATCCTCGAGAGTTGCGGCTAACTCGTTGATAAATATTCTGTCATGTTTGATTGCTTCTTCTTTTGTAAGTTTAATAGACTCGCCTGTAAATCTATTCTTACGTTCTTCAGTTCGTTCTAGTTCCATAATGCAGACTCCACTACGCCACCATTAGTAGCTTTGTTAAGTGCCTCAAGATATTCAGTCTCGCTCATCATTAAGTGCTCGATACAAAATGAATGCTTAGCACCTTGAAGCCCTGGTTGTTTTAGATAATCAACCGCTTTGTCTAAGATGTATTGTCTCTTAGCGCCGCCTGGTTGATATTCTTTTTTTAATGTTTTAGTCATATTTTACCTTTCTGTTATAGGATATTCCTATCAACTTTGTCTGCTTTCGTCAACCTTTATTTCTGTGTTTGTGTATCGATATCCATACTGAGAAATAATAGTTGTTTTCTTTGGGTCCTCGATCGGTGTTTCAAGAGCCTCGGTTCTAGGCGCAATGGCTACAATTTCTCTTGCGTAAGTTTTCCAAAAATCATGCATGCAACCTTGACTACAAAAAAAACCCCATTGTGTATTTCTATTGTAATTACTTAAACTAACCTTTCTAGTTCTTAAAACCTTAGAACCTTTCACACCCCGAACTCTGTCGAGGGTGTGAGATTTGTGGCAGTCTGGCCCATGGCACCAATTAAAATCTGACATGTTAGTACCTCACTGTCCAAGATTTTTTGGCAGTTCTATAACCCCATTGATCTAAATCAAAGTAAGTGTACAAAGCCTCGCCAATTTTTGAAGTCCAAAATCTAGACTTGTCATCATGAGTACCTGTTCTCGTGATGTGCTTTCCGTCTTTGTTTGAATAGTAAGTTATTTTAAATGTTTTATCTTTTATCATATATACCTTTCTGTTAATGGGATAATCCTATCATGGATTATCCCATTGTGTCAATAGTTAATTTAAACTATTTTGTTGTTCTTGTAATAGTTGTTTTGCAATCGCAATTTTTTCATCACGAGTTTGTTCAACCTCATCTGTTAAAAGATCAGCTAAATTACTCGGACTATAAATTGACAATGCCATTGATGAATGTGCGTCTAAAACACTTTCATTTAAAACTACACCTAACTTGTCAGCAAGTTCTTTTGCTTGATCGAAGTATCTGTAAGATTTCAAACCTAGTTTAAGTTTTTGCATTTTCTTATTAACGTGGTCAAAAAGATTTTTGTGTGCAAGAATTACATTTTCTTTTGCAACCTTAAAAGATTTAAACCAATTAAATTCTGCCTCATTGGTTTGAAACATACGATTATGACAATAACTACTACCAATAACCCAAAGTCTAAAATCTTCTTTCCATGCGTCTTTGTGATAAGTAGTTTGTCCACTTGCGTCATTACGAGAACCAAAACCCAAATAATTATTTATTGCACTTTCACTATTGTAATAAGTTGGATTTCTTTTGCTGTAGTCATCAACAATTCTAACCTTGTAATCTGCGTCAAGACCTTTTGCTCTTAATTCATCACGATAATAAGAAGTTAAAAAATCTTCATTTGCTTTAAACTTAATATGAACATCATCATATACTTCTTTTGGATTACCTTGATAATCAGTAGATATACGAGGTGTAGCATTTTGAACATAGAAACAGTTATCGTTATAAAGTTCGCCACCATTTCTTTCGCCATACTTGTTAATCATAGAACGAATTGTATTAACATCTTCTTGTGGTTGATGATACCTTACAAGATTTTCTATTTTAACTTTTGCCTCTTTTCGCATATCATTGTAAGTTGATATTGCGTCTTGATGTGCTTTCTTGAATTTTGAATTAGTTTCAAAATGATCTTGAAATACATCAGCTATTACTTTTCGCTTTTCTGCGTTAAGTGTTATACGTTTTTGTTTTTCCATTTTTTACCTTTCAGTTAATAAATTTCTTATACACTATTGACAATTATAGTCAAGAGGATTATATAGGATAAGTAAATTAATTTTCGTTGGGAGTTGCTCCCGTAAGCCAAAGTTAGTTTACAGGATCAGTTGGTTTTTTAAAAACCTTCCAACAACTGATCCCTGGTCCATTGGAGATATAGGTATTCTAGATAATAACCAACTAGCCAATGGACCTGGAATCAGTAGAAAAAAGTTTTAAGCGGCAAGCGTCAAGCAACAAGCTTGACTGGCAGCCGGATCCATGGTACATAGGATTAGAAAGGAGAAAGTTATGAATGAACAAAGTAAAGAGTTAAAAAGAATAGCAGATGTTTTAGAAGAGATCCTGAGACTGGTGAAGAAGGATCAGGAGGAGGCAGCGGCAAGAAGGAGGCAGTATGATAACGAAGGAAAGTAAATACAGTTTCTTGTATCGATCTCATGACGGTCACGTCATGAGGCCTGAAGGTTTTCTAATGATAAACAAGGGCCGGACTTTGTCCGGCTCGCAGCTTAGAGCGTTAGGAATTTCAAAAATTAAAAACCCGAGGTTCAAGCGTCAAGCAACAAGCGGCAAGCGTCAAG